GATAGTCAATGTTAGAGAAGGAGCCATTGTTCTTAGCATTGGTAAGGTCTCTTTCCAATCTTGCAATTGCATTAGCTCCAGCACTGTTGCTCAGCATCATCTGTTCACGGGTGCATACAGCCTGATACTGCTTACCATCATCAGTAGTCCTTACACCATAGAGCAACTTAATCTTGTTGTTAGGCTGAAGGGCAATAGCTTCCTGAATTTCAGAGAAGTCACCCTTGAAGATATCCTTAGCCTTTTCAAAACCAAAGAGACCTTCTTCTGACTTGCCATTCTCTTTCTTTACCCATGTACCATTCTTATAGTCATAGGCATCAGGCACATTCAAATACTTCTTCAAGAAGTCAACGAGAGCACACTCTCCTACAAATGCCATGCGATACTTGTCAAGTTTCTGGGCATGTTCAATCTTAGCACCAGTCTTTGCAATCTCAGTATCTGCCCAAGTATAGTTACCATACTGGTCAATTACCTGAACCTTTGTCTGGTCTTTGTTATAGGCAGGAGTAGGTCTGAGGACAAAACTTGCACGGCTAATAATCTCAATACCATTGTTAGACTCAGGGTCAGTCTTTACAATGAAAGTGATAATAGCCTGCTTGCCACTTTCATCTTCCTTGATATACTCAGGCTCACTCTGGCTCTCATATCCCATGATAGTGTCTAACTGAGCCTTCTTAGGATTCACTGCAAGCACATAGCTGCTAGCCAAACCTACATACCTTTTAAAACCTTCTGATACTTCCTTAGATTCCTGTGTCTTGCCAATGACAAGAAAACTGAATGAATTAAAATTTTCCATGTTTAAATGTTTAAAATATATTACAGTGTTTAGTTAATCATTGAAAAAAGGTAAGTCCTCTGCTGATTCTGTCTCAGCAGCTTCCTGCTCTGATGCTTCCACATCTGCATCAAAATCTGAACCTGGGCCTTCTTCCGTGGTAGGAGGCACAATAGTCTCTTCTACCTTATTTTCTTCAGGAACAGTAATCACATACTGCTTCTTCTGCTCATCATAGGATACCATATCAGTGGGCAGGTACTTAGAACCCATGATAGGTTTTCCATTCTTGTCTGTAGCTCCTGTGGGTTCCATTACCTTCTTTACAAGGTCTGATACATGGAAACCAATAATCTGAAGAATACCTGCTTCAAGAGCTTCAATCTGGGCTTGATAACCCTTATACTCTTCAGCAAGAGCCTTGATTTTAGCCTCTGTGGGTTTAAGTTTACGCTGAATGGGGTCAATAGCCTTTGCTACAGACTTTACACTCTGAAATTGCTGGTAAGAAATTCTCTTTTCCATTTGTTTTGTTTGGTTTTATTGTTAATAATATGGGTTAATAATTACTGTAAACAGTAATACACTTACATTTTATAGTACTCACGTACTTTGTTATCAACTAACTTAAGACTGTTTGGAATCTCAAAGTCAGAGAACATTCCCAATGGAGTCTTCGCACTGGAATGATTGGCCTTAGTCTGGAACCAATATTTATTATCTCCATCATCTCCATATTCTACCCTGGTCATTAATACAATAGGATAGAATCCTTCTGGTTGGGTTCTGGTCAGCTTTTTACCAATTACAGAAAATACAGTCTTTTCTGTCTGGTCAGGCTGAGTCTGAAGCATAGTATGACCAAGGATATATACTACCTGGTCTTTACGAAGAGTAGTATTACAAAGGATATTCAGTTCAATAACATCATTGGCAACATCCCTCCATTGGTCAAAGGTCATCTTTTTCCTATCATTAAACTCCTTCATGGCAAGATAGATATTGACCGTGTCAATGGCAACAGACTTGATAGATTCAGTTTTTGCACAATATTCCAATGCCTTCTTGATTTGTTCAAAAGTAGTGGGTTCCATATAATTCCTATGTTCTGTGTCCCACATACCTGCTGGGAAAGGAAGAGTCTTTCTATCCAGATTAATGATAAAATGACTCTCAGGATTCATACCTTGATAGTGTTCAAGGTCAAACTTACCATCTGGATTGATGATGGTAGAGGTGGTCTTTCCATCTCCAGACGCACCTAAAATTGCGACAATTACACTCATTTAAAAACTTCTACTTTTATTTGTTAGCGATTACAAAAATAGCTGCCTCTAAGGAGACAGCCATTTAGCTTAAAACGATTCTAAAAAGAATGAAGAAAGTTACTTAGTTATTCCCATGTTCTTATTGATTAATGCTTGAACCTTAGCTAATTTAACTGTTTCATTAGGCTTTGGCAATGGTACAAAGAAATTAGTGGCTCCATCAAAATAGAGGGCAAGATATCCATTAGATTCTCCTTCTCTTGACAATACTGCTTCAAGGAATCTGGCATATCCGCCTAATCCTTCCATTCTATCAGTGTTATAGCCTCTATATTCCTTTATTTCAAAGCCATCTGGATTAGTGATGCCCAACATCATGCTTGCATCCTTTCCAGTGTTTTTACTATCAGCCAAACCTGCCAAAGTAGGCATAATCTTCTTCTGTTTATAGGCATCAAGGGAAATAGTATCCATATTCTGCTGTTGAACAAGTACAGGAATAAAGTTAAATATATCCCTTAAGTCCTTACAGTACTCAGATAGCTTATCAATGCATTTTTTTAAATCCCAACCTCTCTCAGATTCCGTAAGACTGACATGATCCCATATAAATATAACATACTCATCTGGGTCATTTGGAATATAGTCAGTAATATACTCTGTCTCTACTCCATTGAATACATCTTTCTTCTTGATAATCTTACCATGTTTTTCAGCATGTCTGAGAGCAGTTGCCCATATTGCAGTAGGATTCTTCTGCTTGATAATTTCCACATGGGTATTGAAGAAATATAAGATGTCCAGATATTCTGGTTTCCTTAATTCCTGCACATACTTTTTATCTTCTTCCTTGACTTTTCTTAAATCAATAGACCTTAAATCTCTTGGAGATATCCTAAGCTTTCCATTTGACTTTGTGTACAGTAAATAGCTCATAAACCTTGATTGAATCTTCGGCTTTGACTCTTCCAAAGGGAAATAATAGATTTTGACCCTTACCTTGTCAGGATGATTATAAGCAAAGTTTATGGCATTATATAGAAATAGGTAGCTGGTAATTTGAGTCTTAGCACTCTTAGCAGCTCCTGTAACCAGATAATAGGTACCTTGTTCAATGCCTGGAAACTCTGAACTGAAGGCTTCTAAATCCTTAGGAATAGGAATACAGTTAACACCTCCTGCAAGTACTTTCTCCCTTCTTCTGTCAAATTCATCCAATAAGGCATCAATCTCATCCTTTTGCTTTTGAATATACTCTTCATTACTAAGGTCTTTAGTTTCTTGCATACTTCTCCCAATCATTTATAAGGTCATCACTCTCTTCAGTCTCTTCATCGTCACTATTTTCAATGAATGTGGCAAGGTCTGATGTGATTTCTCCTCCTTTTTTGCTATTATCCTTATACACAAAATAGTTTGCCATCTTGAACGGATACCTGTAATTCCCTTTAAAACTGGCAACATATCTTTTGGTAGCTTCGATAATTACATCATCAGGATAATCACCAAAGAATACAATGAAGCGTTTTAAGGCTATCTTAATAGCTGCCTTATTACTTCTATGATAATACTTGGTTCCTCTTTCATCTACTTTCCATCCAGTAGGGAAACAGTCTTGTATAGCCTTGGCAAGAGCATCCAGCCTACTATCACTCAGGTTTCCCGTAGAGTCCGTGAGAATCTCATCAAGTGCATCAGACCATTGCTGAGTAATGAGATACTTGTCTCCTTGCTTTTCAAAGATTCCCCTGTTAAGCATATTGGCAAGTATCTCATCCACGTTCTGACAAGTTCTTACAGCCAGAGCTAAAAAACACTCTGTCAGAGTCATTTTTCGCTTAAGGCATTTTTTATCATCAATTACTATCTTCATATTAATAATGTAGTTTTTATCCTAGAGCATCTTCAAGGTCTTCTATATCCCCTCCAATGTCTGAGATAACGGCATTCTCTCTGTTGTTTTCAATAATAGTCATAAAGAATGATTCCATTTCATAATGTCCTTGAGTATCCTTCTTTGTATAAAGGAGGAAGTTTTTGAGGGTGTGCATATACTGATAGGGAGCAGCAAAGGATGCTACATATTCTTTGGTTGCAGTAATAGCTTCTTGTTCTGTGAACTTGAAGTTGTACTTTACCACCAAAACCCTTAGTTTCTGTGCTATATCCTCTACATCACCTCTCCAAAGATAAGTCTTCCCAGGTTTCACCCCATCAGGATATACC